CCCGTCGAAAAGCATCCGGTGCTCGGCTCCGTGCCTGACATGATCCTTGCCGCTGAGTCCGCGTCGGCCATCACCGGCACGCTGTACGGTACGCAGAAGGTCGGCACCAACGAAGTCACGTTGACCGCGATCAAGCTGCTGTCGCACCTGAACTTCAGCGGCGAGTTGGTGGAAGACAGCGTGGTTCCGTTCATTGGACTCATGCAGTCCGCGCTGGCCAAGTCGCAGGCGAAGACGCTGGACAAGCTGGCGCTCAACGGTGACACGACCAACGCCGGCACGGGTAACATCAACCTGGACGATGCGGACCCGGCTGACACGCTGGCCTACTTGGCGATGGACGGCATCCGCCACGCCTCGCTGGTGGACGCCACCGGCCAGGGTATCAATGTCGGCGGCGCGATCACCTACGGCACGCTGCTCAAGCTCCAGACGCTACTCTTGGACCGCACGTATAACCACCACTGGGGCCGTCCGGCCAACCCGGAGGATCTGATCTACGTCGGCACGCCGGAGCTGGACAACGATATCATGCAGCTTGACGAGATCGTCAACGCCGCCGCCGCCCGTGGCGTCCTGGTTCCGGCTGCTGCGATGAATGGCGAGTTGACCCGTATCGCGGGCCGCTATCCGTACATCAGCACGGCCGCGATGGGCTTGACCGAGGCGGACGGCAAGATCAGCACGACCGCCAACAACAACACCCTGGGCCAGATCGTGGCGTTCAACCGGCGCGGCCTGCTGTGGGGTGTGCGTCGTCAGGCGCAGGTTGAGGTGCAGCGTGTCGCCGGTCTGGACCAGTGGCAGCTCGTGCTGTCGACCCGCATCGGCCTGGGGCGCTACACCGCGTCGGGCGCTGCGTCCGGCATCAAGTGGACCAGCTGCGCGTACAACATCACCAATAGCTAATCGGACGGGTGACGCCTAACGGGGGCGGCGGTGCCGTCCGGGCTTGGCCCGCCGCTCCCATCATCCGCTGATCACAGTCGCCGCCCGAACGGTGACAGAAGGGACACACAATGGCTTCGATCATTCGCAATACGTCACGCGGGCAGTTGGTTACCTACATCTTCGCTCAGGATGCGGTGGCCGCGTCGCAGACCAACGTCCAGCTGGTGGTTCCGGGCGAGACGACCACGCCGCTAGTGGTCGGCTACGAGATGCCGTTCCCCGGCGAAGTGGTGGCCTTGTCCTACACGCTCGACACGGCTGGCGCGGCTGGCGTCTTCACCATCGGCGCTACGCTGAATGGCACCGAGGACGCGGACACCACGCAGACCGTAGGGACCAACGCGGCGAGCTATGCGGTTATCCCGCGTGGCAAGATGACCTTCGTGGCGGGCGACTCGCTTGGTGCGGAGATTACCACGGACGGTTCGTGGGACGGCACCACGTCCGACCTTAGCGTGGTTCTGTACGTGCTGCATTACCTGGACGGTATCTAAACCGTGGGCGAGATTGTCAGCGTGGCGGTTACCACGACCGGCAGCGCGGGCAGCGCGACCGGCACCGGCACGCTCACCACGCCCGGCGGGTGGATCGAATGGATCCGTTACGACTTTCACGCATCCGCCCCTGCCACCACGGACGTAACCATCGCCTATGCGGACACTCCGCCGGGCGGAACAATCCACGCGACCACGGACACGGCGACGGACGTTACCGTGTTCCCGCGCGCCGGATGCGTCACAGCGGCCAACGCGGCGATCACGAATAGCTACACGCGCTGGCCAGCCGGAGAGGCGTTCACGGTCACGGTAGCGCAGTCCGACGCCTTGACCGCGTGCGTTACGGTTTACGCCTACGTGGTACGCCACCAAGACTGATTGAAGGATGCGAGGGGAAACGATGGGGCTTTACACAGTGCAATGGAACTATCGGACGCAGTCCCGTGGCCCATGGGCCGGAGGGGAGGTGATCGATATCTCGGACGCGGAAGCTATCGCTATCAACAAGGATAGCCCCGGCGTCTTGGTCCCCGTTCGCGTTGCGGCCCCCGCCGCTCGCGTGTTGGATGCCGCGCCCAATGATCGCATGGTCAAGGGCGCCGGTCGCCGTCGCGCTATCGCGTTGGAGGACTGACGATGACGACCACCGTTTACGCCACGGTTGACGATATGATCCTTCGCATGGATGCGTCAACGTCCACCACCTACAATGACGCAGAACGTGCGGGCATGTTGGGTTGCCTGCAAGCGGCATCGCGGGCGGTGGACGGCGTAACGCGGCGGTCGTTCGGTCAGTCCGCCAGCGGAACCGTGCGATACTTCACTCCGGCCGATGCGTTCCGGTTGCGCGTGCCGGATCTGGTTAGTGTGTCGGCGCTTGCGACCGACGATGACGGCGACCTTGCCTACGAAACATCGTGGGCATCCACCGACTACATGCTCTATCCGATTGACGCGGCGGAGCAAGAGGAAGTGCAGCGGCCGTACACTGAGATCCGCGTGAGCTTGGCCACCGGATCGGAGCGGAACACGTTTCCCATTGGATACGCCAAGAGCGTCAAGGTGACGGGCGTATGGGGATGGCCCGTTGTGCCTGACGTTATTCGCGAGGTGACCATCCTCGAATCGCTGCGGTCCTATCAGCAGCTTCAATCGCCAAGTGGTGTTATCGCCAACGCGGCGGGCGGCTTCGCAATCACTCCGGTGATGCACCCTACATCGGCGGCGCGCTTGCAGCCCTACATCCGCATGGCATGGGGGCGCTCATGATCAGCGTGGGGATTGAGTTCAAGATGCCTGCCGGAACGTCGGCGGAGCTGCTATCCAAGCCGATGGCCCGCTTCCTTGCGGAAGGCATGACCATGACGCATGGCCACCTTGCTACGCCGGGCATCGTGCCGATTGACACGGGGCGGCTGCGGTCAAGCCTGCAACCGGGCAGCGGTACCACGGGCATCGACACGGCGTCGCCGCCGCTATGGTTCAAGGTTGGGACCAACGTTGAATACGCCGCGCCTCTGGACCAACCGGAGATGCGTGACCCGCATTACGTCGGCGGGCCATCGGCGGGCAAGTCAACGCGGGGATGGCTGTCTGACTCGCCTGACCACGTTCGGCCAATGATCGAGGGGTTGCTGCCCTCGCTTGCGGCTGACATTCAGAAGACCTGGGGCGGCGGCTAATGGCTGCGACCATTGCGCAGATCCGTGACGCGGTGCAAACGACGCTATCCGCGCTGGACGTGGCGGCCTATGACGTGGCCACGGGCAACGAGCGGCTGGCGCGTGGGGTGGCCCTGGTCTTCCCGCGTGCTGGCGCTGCCCGGACTGCCGCGTGTGACAAGTGGATGCTCCCCTTTACGGTGGAAATCCACGTAGACGTGGCGGGCGGGCTGGCCAAGGCGCAAGACAGGCTAGACGCGCTAGTTGACCCGCTCGCGTCAACGTCGGTCCTGGCGACCCTGGACGATGCCCCTACGCTCGGCGGGGTAGTCGATACTTCGGAATGCCTAGGCTTGGAAGCCTATTCGTTCGCCAACCTAAACGGCGCTAACACACTGGCCGCGCGCTTCGTCCTGCGCGTCTGGGTCTGAGGAGGTGCAACGCATGGACGATTACACAAGCTGGATCGGTACCCGTTGGGAGGCGCGCTGCCAGATGCGTCTGCCGAAGGGCAACCTTGGCGTCGGCGATACGTTCACCTATGACGCCGCGTGCGCCGCGCTGAAGCTGGACCCGCTATCGTGGGAACAGATCGGCAACGCGGTACAACTGGCCGCGCCGCCGGGCTTGGCTGATACGGTGGCTGGCAAGCTGAAGCGGGCGGATAAAGCGGACCAAAGCCGGAGCAAAACTGGGTTCGCGTTCACGTCTAACCCGCTCGAAATTGCGGACGCCGACCTTGCGCCCGCTGACGATGCCGCGCCGGTTGCGGCGGAGGTGGACGGCTAATGGCAACCGTAGCACACGCCAAGAATGCGCGGATCTATTACGACCACCTGAAGGTCGGCGAGTTCGCCAATAGCTTTGAGTTGGCGTTCACTCAGGATGCGGCAGAGACAACCGCATTCGAGGATGCGGGCAAGACGTTCAAGCCGGGCAAGTATGGCCACACCGGATCATTCGCGGGCTTCCTTGACTTGGCCGACAACGGCTTCGATGAATCGGAGTTCGCTGATCTTGTGGATGGCGAGCACCTGATTCTCCGCTGTCCGCAGGGCACCACGCTCGGCTATCCCGCGTATGAGACGAACGAGATCAGCACAGGCACCAGCCGCGCCGCTGACATCGGCAACGTGGTGCTCATCAACTGGTCAGGCCAAGGGACAGACCGTGCCGTGCGCGGCGCGGTGCTGACCAGTGGTGAGCAAGCGATTACCGCGACGGGCAACACAACCGGCGTCAACGTTGGCGCGGCGACCAGCACGCAGACGGTGGTAATCACCTGTCGCGTTCTGGCTGTCAGCGGCACCGGTTCAATCTCATTGAAGCCGCAGGGTTCATCCGATGATGCGGTGGGCGACGCCTACGCCAACATCACGGGTTGGACTCTGAGCGAGGTTGACCCTGGCA